GCCCGATGTTCCGGCATCGGCTAAAGGTAAAGTATAAGATATAGTTTCTGATAAATTGCCTGGTTTAAATCCTGTGTAAAAAGATCCAAGATCTGTATCTTCATAAAGTCTAATTTCTCCACCTTGATCAGCATTTCCTTGAACAACAAAAGCTCCTGTTCCTTTAGGAAGAACTTCTAATCCTATATTCGTAGAATCTCCACTTAAGGTAATACGAGGATCGTTGTCAGCTGCAGCATTAGCTAAAGTAATTTCATTAACTGCTGATCCTGTAGCTGTTAGATTTATTAATTCATTTCCACCCGTATCTAAAATATCTGTTCCAATTTTTGGTGAAGTTAAAGTTTTGTTTGTTAAAGTTTGTGTTCCTGTAAGTGTGACTTCTCCAAAATCTGAAGTCGCATCTACAATGTTGGGATTCGTGGCATCATCAGCACATGCATACAGAATTTTAGTTTTTTTATTATCAGTTGCCCACGTTACACTGGAACCTGATCCACTAACATATTTTAATTGAACAGTATAAGCTCCTGTGGTTCCATTTAAAATTAAATAAGACTGTTGAACATCTAGAGGAATCGTTACAATTTGATTTCCTGTAATAGTTCCAGTAAATTTTATAACTCGGTGTGCTAAGGTTGCTCCAGTAGAACCATCTGATACCGATAGAGTTGTTGTTTGAGCTCCACCAGCTATTGATTGTTCTATATAGCCACCCGTAATTTGTTCTATAATATCCCAGTTAGTATTAGTTAATGTTCCCCATGTACCGGCTTTTTCACCAGTAGCCATTAATTGAACTCCTAGGGCTGTGTATGTTGAAGGCATATTTTTCTCCTAAGCTGCTTCCGTATCTACATCTGTATACGATGTATTTGATCCAGTTGCAACATTAGAATAAGAAGTATTTGAACCTGTGTCAACATCTTGAAAATGTTGAATTCCTAAAGTGCCCAGACTAATAGTTGCTGACTGCCCAGTCAAGGACGCAGTAACATCGATTACTAAACTAGGAGAACCGACAGCCGTAGTAGCTGAAACTCCAGTTAATCCCATCACATCAGCAGGATCTAAAGCCCCTACACTAGTTGTAGCTGAGACGCCAGCTGGTTGAACTGTTGGATTAGAAGTGACAACTACACTTCCCTCATTCGTAGTAGCCGAAACTCCTGTTAACGAAGCTGTTACATCAGCAACAGCAGTAGGAGAGCCTACAGAAGTTGTCGCTGAAACTCCTGTTAAAGGAACTCCAATTTCTATATTTAATGAACCATCGGCAGTAGTTGCAGAAACTCCTGTTAAAGAGACTGTTACATCCGCAACCGCTGTAACGGTTCCTAAAGAAGTAGTAGCCGAGACTCCTGTGAGTCCCATGACATCGGCTGGTGTAATGGCTCCTACACTTGTAGTGGCTGAAACTCCGCTAGGTCTAACGACTGCTTCGTCAACAGATCCCCAGCCATTTTCACCCCAGTTTAAAGTTCCCCAACCTGGATAAAAAGAAGCGGTTGCTGTTCCTAATGTTGTAGTTGCTGAGAGTCCTGTTAATGTAAGAGTGACGTCAGCTTGTTGACCCCAGGTATTTTGACCCCAGGTGGTTAAGGCTTGATTCCAAGTATTAGCCATAAGGAAGGACTCCTTATGCTATTTGTATGATTGCTGTTGATGCCGCTGCTGCTGGAAACTCTACTGTGAAAGTTCCGCTAGTAACGGTTTTGTCTCCACCAAAATCAATGGCACAAACTGCAGCGTCACTTGCGTGCGAATCATTAAAAATTAAACAACCTCGCGCAGTAAAAGAAGCTGATGTCCAACTTGTATTAGAAAAATCACAAACTGCTGTATCACTATCTAAGGTAGGAGTGACACTTGTTAGCGCATTTCCTTTGGCTGTGTAGCCGCCTGTAGTCGCTAATTCTTCTGAAGTTGTATAAACAGTTGTAGATTTATTTAAAGTCGCATCACTATCATATAATGCAAGATTAAAAGTATTACCTGTAGATGCAGTAAAATTATGTTCGGCTTCTAAAATTTCTTGTTTGAAACTGTTACAAATTGCTGATGTTATAGCCATAGTTTTTATTCCTTTTAGGGTGAAGGTGAATCAATTTTTATACGAATCGTTCCATCGTCATAATCATCTCTTCGTCTTCTACCTACTTGTTCGATAGCGAACTTCTCTACTTCTTTATTATATCGTTGCTCGTAATATGTCAACATATCTTGAGGACCTTTTAAATACCCAAAAGCCTCAACCAAACAAGCATAAAGCAAGCCGTTCGCAAAATTCCTACTTAAATACGTTCCAGTAATATTATTAACTAAACTACCTGGTATAGCTACATAATTAACTTGAAAAGTATAGGTTTTATCGGGACATGGAGCAAACATAATCGTGCCAGATGTCGTATCTGAAAACCCTGTTGCTCCTCCAAACATTGCATAATATTTAGGAATATCTCTGCCTGTGGCTACTGTTGTACCTGCTGTTCCATAATTATTATATTCATTGATAAAGGTAACATCTCTTTTTTGTAAATAAATTAAAGTGTTAGGAGAAGTATCATCCTCTGTCACTTGAACCGACCTTACAACTAAACATCCAGCAGGAGCATTAATATATTCTTGACCCACTACTAAAGATCCGGTTTGAGATTTTCTATCAGCGTCTATATTAACATCTCTTAATATCCTAGTTTCCGCATCTGTAATAAAACCATCCGTGATCGTAGATGTAAAAACGTCAGTCGTCACTTCAGTGTAATCCTGAATTGCTGTCGTCAATGTTGCATATGTAAAATTAGTTGCCATTAGCTTTGCGGTCCTATCGCTTTGAGTGTAACAGGTCCAGAAGAAACACTATCTCCTCCAAACTTTATCCCTCCAGTTGTAGCAGTATCTGTACTAACGGTAAAGTGATAATAATTAGCTGGAGTCTTTAACAATTGAACTGTAGCTCCTGTAAGATGAGAAGCTGCTGTAGAACCAAAAGCTCCTCGTGTTACTCCTGTTAAATTATTTCCACTCGTTCCTGTGTAACTTAAAATTTCAGTATCAATTAAAACTCCCCATGTCGGTGTTCCCACTGGATTGGTTGACGTAGGTTCAGACTGTCCAGTAGCCACCCCTGTAAACTGTGTTGCACTTGCTAAAAGTACAGTAGTCGTACTAGCATCAATTGCTCCATTAAGTGTCGAAGTGTTAGCATAAAGATATCCTGGTTTAATGGTATAACCTGCAGCTAAACAAATTTTAGCTCCTGTGATTCCATCTATCGTAGGAATATCTTGAAAGACAAATACACCATCATCGAGGGTTCCTGTAGTTCCTCCTGTAGTGGGAGGTCCTCTAAATCTTACCGTATCTCCATAACTTCTTTGATGATCTGTTTGTTCAACATTTATAATTCCCGAAGCCGCTGCATAAGTTTGAAAAGGATTATATCCTAACCAACGCAATGCATCTGGCGCAGGTTGTTGCACCCTTACTTTACCAAGCGCAGTAGGATCGGCTTGATGAGGATAAGGATTTAATTGAGGTTGTTTGGATTCAAACTCAGAATAATGAACAAATAAACCATTCCATTGAGTGACCATTTCATTCCATGGAAAAGATTGTCCACTAATGTCCGAGACTGCTAATGCATATTTTCCCTGTGCATATCGTGCCATAATTAAATATTAGGATAGTATGTTTTCGGTGTAATATAGGTACTTGCATCCGAACCATCCGCTGCCTCCGCTCTTAGTAATTCATCTTCATATAATAATTTTAAATTTTGTGTTCTATCCGGTGCATATTTTTGGCTTAAATAATATGCTAACCCTCCACACATCGCTGGTATATAATTATAAGGAACATCCGTAGCATTAAAATAATCTCCTGCATCTTGAATTCTTTTTAAATACCAAAAATGTATATAATTTCCTGCCTGTGTTGAACTGGGAGTAATGTATAAAGTGATTGTAACTTTATCAATGAATCGTTGAACCCAGTATTCTGAAGGTTGACCTTCTGCTAGTCGATTGGTATTAGCCGCATAACTAGCTCTATCAATTTTAGTTAAAGGAGTATCGGCTTGAGTTGTAGCTCCTCGATTTACTCGATAAGACATTTGAAGAATATCTTCTGCTCCATAAATACTTTCTGCAGCCCCCGCATTTGTTACGCCAGCATCACTGGTTCCATCTGCTGTCGATCGATATAAAGTATAGATAGCTTGAGACGCAACTAACGTGACATTAGTCTCTGCTACTTCCCAAAAGTGTAATCCTCGATTAGACCATTCTTGAAAAAGAATGTTTAACGATCGTCTGGCAGTTTTTAACTGGTAGCCAGCGACTCCACGCAGACCACATCTTTCGTAAGCTTCTTCAACAATTTCATCAATTGAAAAGTTCTTGCCGAACGTTGCTGTTCCGGAAGTAGTATTCGCCATGCGTTACTCCCTTCTTATGTAAATGTTCCAGTAACTACTAAAAAATCACATCCTGATAGAACTGCATACATGCCGGTATCACAATAGATACCTTGGCCAGGAACATAAAAATGAGTCCATTCACCATCAGCAGTTCCAAATTTAAGTTCAGCAACTAGTGTACTAGCTACTGTACCAGCAACTGAATTATAAATTTTTACACTTGCGTCCGCAGCACTGGCTTGTGCACTAATCGCCATAATTCTGGCTTTAGTAATATTAGTTGCAGTTGTGCCTACATACTTCTGAAGTTGTGCCGGGCTTGAAGTTACAGCTATGGTTTGTTTTACATCTGTGTACATTTATTCTCCTTAGTCGTGAGCTCCCGAAGGAGCTCACAGTTTATCTATTAAGACTCTTTAGCCCAAAGACCTTGAGAATCTACAACTGTCCAATGGGCAGTTGAGTTCAAAGATGCAAGGGTCACATAGTCTCCTACTTTTGAGGTAGCTTGTGTATTAATTAAATCTTTATCGTCTGTTAAAGATCCTGCATACAAAATACCATCAATACTTACTGGACTAAT